CGCGTAGCGGTGTAAGAGGTTGCTTTGCTACGTGAAGCGATTCCGAGTATTGAGGAAAGACTGGCATTCCATGCCGAACCATGCCGTACTCGTTTGCAAGGTAAACTCGAATCTCATCTTCGGACAGTCGATCTAGCTGCTGTCGATAGTAGTCATCTGGTAGATTGGCTAAGTTCTCGGCTTCGGAATTTAGCGCCCATTCCTTCGACTCGTAGTCGTAATAAACTGCTGGCGGAAATTTAAATAGCACAGACTTTTTGGAATCCGGGCGCTTGTTCTCGAACTCGTCGTATAGCCAATGGCTCGTTTTTGGAGGGTTTGTATCGGCGATCACACCCGTCCATGTGGGTCCATATAATTCTTTGCCTTGAGCGTCCTTGACCGTTTGAGGAAAACGCAGTCGAGTGAAGATTCTTTCAAAAATAGCACGATTAATTTCCGACGCCTCGTTTAACCACGCGCCTGTATATTCAGACGAAAGCAGCTTATTGGCATCTTCGGGCCGATCCAAGGCCATAAAGATAAACCGTGCATCCACTCGCGTATCGTCTCCCGACGGATGAGGGCAGTTTATTCGACCTTCGATTGGATAATCGTAGGTCATCTTGCAAATTGTAGGCGGAATCCAGCGAATAAACGTCTCAACCGTGGTTGACTCAAGCATCGGGTACGTATTTCGCACAATCAGCCACTTTGTCTCGCGCACTCCACTTGCATTTGGCTTCTGATTTAACGCGCGAAACAGTAATTCCATGACGCACGCGACTGATTTTCCGCATCCAACCGGCCCCATTAAACACCGAAAGCCCACATTTGAACTGTGAAAGTCCGATCCTGTGGGCGTAGCATTGTAATTTATCTGGTTTTCCGGCTGTTTTGGACTTACTGCATGTTTAGGCTTCATTGCAATCAATAGCGTCCAAGTCGATAGTGGGCTTATCGCGACGATCAAATGACACATTTAGCACAAAAGGCGCTGTAGTAGTGCCTTTTATCTCTTTTCGCTCACTGAAAAGCTCCTTGTTATACGACTTTGCCATAAATCGAAGGTGTTCGGCCATGGCCGAAGCACGTGCAACATCGGCTTTCGAGTTGATGTCTGCGTTTTCAAGATCGTCAATGGCCTTAAATGCAAACTCCTCGCCCGCAATTTCAAGTGCAGTGTTATAAAACTCAAGCCTTTCAGAATCTTCTTTAATCCAACGCTTGAGAATTACCGGACTTATTTGTAAGTAGTTAGACACATGGCGCGTACTTACACCATAGCATAGCATTTCTGCTATGCGGCGAATGCCCACTTCTTCAAGATATTGCTCAGGAATTATGTGGCGCGCAGGAAAGTTGTACAACGCCTCCGGAGTAAATCCGGATTGCGTGACATAACTCTGTAATCTGCGGCTGGATTTGACTATGTTGCTCATGGCGCCATAGTACGCAATGCGTTGCGAAATTTCAAGAGGCAGGAGGTAAACAGCAAAGGGCCGGGTGCCTTGGTCCGCATGGGGGTAGGCTAGAAGTGACGTGGATGAAGTGATTAGGGGCTAGAAGCTGGAGGCTAGAGGTTACGTGAGTGTAGTAATTGAGGGCTAGAAGCTGGAGGCTAAAGGTTACGTGGGTGTAGTAATTAAGTACTAAAGGTCGCGTGGATGGGGTTGTGGAGGATGTGGGAGTTATAGGGGTGCGGGTTGTTGGACGGCGCCCCGGCACTCCTCATGGTCCGCATAGGGGGCCGCCACCTAGTAGCCGTCAGCTCACCACCAGCTCACCACCAGCTCACCACCAGCTCACACACTGCGCAACACAAATCAGGAAACCGACTAGCTGCAATCCATGCGTGCAATAGAATGCGTGGTCCATGTTACATGTAACAAACGCGAGGCAATAAAAAACGCGGACAATGCCGCGTTATCAAATCATGCAATCAAGTTCTGTGGCAATGTAATAGTGCATTAGTACAAAAAGGCAGCAAAAAGGCTAGGGCTCCATTCGGAGCCCTAGCCTATGGCGGAAAGCGCGTCCGTGGGCGCGCTAGGCCGTCTTACGGGGGCGCCCCGGGCCGCGCTTGAGCGTCCACGGACGCGCAATGCGCCTGTCATCCTTGGCAACCGACTGCGGCGGCTCCGGAATATCGCCACCACGGAGCAGGTACAGCGCGACCGCTGCGCAAGCCTTGTCAGCGCGCGCGGCCTTTTGGGGGTTCAACAAGCCACGCCCAGTGGGCCAGACTTCCGGATACCCGTCGGCGTCGGGCGCCGCGGCTACCTTGATGGCAACCCGGAACAGGTCACCATTGTCCAACGCGGCCCATTCCTTCATCCGAGCACCAGCCCAGAAAGAAAAGACATCGCCCTGCGCGCTAGCGTCTTTCAAGACGTTAGCGTTGACGAGTGCGGACAGGTTCGCAGCAAGGCGCGCTTTCGTGAGTTTCGCATTCATGTCTCGTGACTCCTTGAATGCCCCGGATCGGAAGTGATCCAGCCAGCGAAGCGAACTATAGCGCAACCCTGCAGACCGTCAACCCTTCGATCAACCTTCGTTTAGGTTTCGTTCAGGAAACCTCGCGCCTAGCACATAAAACCTGAACAAGCGCTGAATATCCGAAGTCCTGGTGCAGCAGCGTTTAGCCGCCGTTCAGGTTGCATTTATCGCTTATCCGTCATCGCACTATGCGATTTAGAGCCCTATATTCGGAGTTTAAGCGAGACTATACGGCGAAATTAGCCCATATGAGTATTGAAGCGAGACTATACGGCGAAGCCGCGAAATGAATGCGGAAATCTTCCGTAAAATCAGTTTCTCTATTATCAAACTTAACGCGAGCCAACAGCGTCAGCGCTTGCTCCACCCTAGGCATCGTTGTAACATTTATGTCTGTGACGGATTGTTACTTCGTTATGGTTACACTCTGTACCGAAGTGAGTGAGCAGGGACGCGGGCTACAGCTGTAATGTAATACAAACTGTAATAGTTTCGGAATTCAGCTTATATTCAGGTTCTTTTAGAAACACCTATTCCCCACACCCCTATATATATATATATATATATATACTAAAGATATTACAACCCTATAGTTATTACAGCCTCTCGTGGGCTCTCTCACGAGCCCCTCCCGAACACCTGCACGTAACTGAATCCTCTCTGACTCCATATTATTACACTCTCTCCTAGGCCACTCCTAGTGCTGATGCGCTCTCCAAAGCGACCTGAACGCCCGTTCAGCTGGCTTATCTCTCCATTTACACGCAACTATTTACATATCGTAACTTAACGCACAAAAACAAAATACACGCGCGCGCGTGCACACGCGCACGACGCCAGCCTTCGGCTGGCGTTCAGCTTCCGTTCAGAAACCTCGTGCGATGCTTCTCGCCGCGGACCGCCCCGCATATAAAAACCGATGCCCATTGGCGGCAATGGGCTTACAAGGAGTAGCAAAAGTGGACACATACGAAATCTTCACGTTCTTCACCTACAGCAAGGAGCACGAATGAAAACTCTGGTCCTTCTTCGTGGGCTTCCCGGTTCTGGGAAGACCACGCTTGCTCAAACCCTCTGTAAGCCCAACGCAAGTTAGGCTTTCTTTGAGGCCGATAGCTATTTCGGCATCGGCCCTTTCTACAGGTTTGACCCCAAGAAGCTCCCTGATGTAGTTTTTGTAACGAATACTTCCTCCACCGAGGAGGAAGTCGAAGTCTATCGGCGCATTGCCGATGAAGTGGGAGCGACCTTTGTGTCGCTCATTGTCGAAAATCGGCACGGAAACAAATCCGTGCATGGTGTGCCGGAGCGTACGATTGAGCGTATGCTTCGGCGATTTTCTGTCAAACTCTAAGGAGGTCACATGAGCGTCTACTACACTGACAACGGATACGAAAACCGCGAGGATTACTTGCGGTCTTTGGCCGAAGATTTTGGCATTGACGAATCGATTGTTTTTGCAGTGGCCGATTTGCTTGGTCCTAATGAGGACTTCGACGGACTCATTACCATGTTGGAGGATTACTATGGTTGATAGTATCCTCCTTTTCATTTTAGAAGCGGCAAGAGCCCTTTGGGCTCTTGCCGATGTCATTTTCGTTTTGAGCATCCTGATTTGGATGCTTTTCAACCTAGAGGAGTGGTAAATGAACCGCGTTATTAACTATGTCATTGTTCCGTCCAAAGGAATGCAGGTATTAGGAACCTATCTTTCGCTTAACGAAGCGAGAGACGCGGCCAAGAAACTGGCCGCGCTTGAAGCGGCTGATGAAAACTCATACTATGTGTATGAGTTAAAGGCACGGTTTATGTGCCAAAAAACCGTAAAGGAGGCGCTTAGATGAAGACTTCATACCGCGACGCTGTTACGTGTTTTGTTATGGGGCGCCCTTATAAGGGAGCTTCCGCGTGCCATTCTGGCGGCGCAACGTTGTTTTCTTACAGTACTGCTATTGCAGTACGATGTAATGACGGCTTGTTCGTAATAAATACCACGCAATACAGTAGAACAACCAGCAAGCACCAGAACAAGGCGACTGCGGCTATACGCAATCATAGCCCTGAACTCATAATCGAAGTAGATAATATTCCTAGAGGCGCGGATCGTGGTGATTTGCTTATAGCGGCGCGGACAAAAGTCCGCAAAATAAACGACCCGCATTTGGATACAAATGCGGTTCTGAAAGACCTCTGGTAATCACCGTGTTATTCTTAGACATTCTGGACGCACTGAAGTACGGTGCGTCCGTGTCAGACTACAGGGCAACGCTTCTGTCAGACGGTAAAACCGTCTACAATACCAACATAAGAAAATAAAACGCCCACTGTTGGGTGGTCTAAAAGACTGCGAAGTAGGGTACTATACTTCGCTTATAGTAAAATGCCCGGTGAAAAATAGGAGGTGTCATGTTGCGCTTAGATGTTGAATACGCGGCGTCGTTCACGGTCGGTTCAGCCGAGCCGTGAGAGCATGCCGTCGTGATCGGTCCTCACAACTTTCAAGGAGAAACGACATGGTGGTTTCTGTGGTTATTTACAATATTGAAGAAGCAGCCGACAGGCTGTCAGACCTTTATGGGTACTGCATCTATTCGTTCAACTACGTGATTCGGAGGTAAAGCCGTGCTTTCAGACATCACTGGTGTGAGTGTTTTGACTGACCGCATTATGACTGCGGTCAATGCACGCAAGTCTCTGATTATTCAGGGACCGAACGGTGTGGGTAAGACCAGTGCCGTTCATCAGGTGGCTCGCAAACTGAGTCGGCATGTCGAAGTGTTTCTCGGCCCTTCGATTCATCCGGAGACTTTCGGCATGAACGTGCCGAATAGAGACTTCGATTCGTTTCGATACGTGTGGTCAGAACGCTTCGTCAGTGTTCCCGAGAATACGATCTTTCTGATTGACGAGTTTTCGTTCATGCCTCCGACAGTGCAAGCGCTGTTGGGCGAGGCGGTACTTTCACACAGCATTCAAGGCCGACCGTTGCCTCATGGCACGGTATTCATTCTGACTGCAAACCGACTTGGTGATACGGCAGGCGTCAACGCCATTAGCCGGCTCATCAACACTCGATGCCCAACGGTCACATACTATGGTCCGACTGACGAGGAGTTCGTCGGTTCGGATAAAATGCCGGGATATTTGGCCACGCATGGCCATCCGGCGATCAATACTGCTTTGCAGTATAATCCCGGACTCATTCACTTTCTTAAGGGAGAATATCCCAAGCAGGAACAGACAGCTGATAAACTGCCTACTCATCGTGGATGGGTGGAATGCAGTGCAGAACTTCGCGCTGCCGAAGAACTTTACAATGACGGCGCTATTTCGTCGATTAATCGACTGGCGATTCTTGCCAGTCACGTCGGCGACAAAGCCGCCGCAAAGTGTGAAGTCATCGTGAGACTCTGGCAAGACCTGCCGGACTTTAATAAGATGACTTCACAAAAACTTGGCACTATGGAAGTGCCGAAAAATCCGGTTGTTCGCAGTCTGATTATTAGTCAGGTTGCGGATGTTGCCAAGGAAGGCTTAATCGCTCACCTTGACCCGCTGATTTCTCGGTTTCCTGCCGAGGAACAAAAGGTTATGTGGGTTCGACTGCTGGAGAAGTCCTCACACTTTGCTAGCACAAGTGCGTACCAGAAGTTTTCTTCTGGTACAGGTAAGTTCCTTAACTCTTAATAGGAGAAACAGCAATGCTGAATCTTGCAAACATTCAGACTTCGGACACTCTTGAAAGCCTCGATCTCGGCGATCCGACTATCGGAGAATCGATTTGGATTTACACTGATCGGTTCTTCTATATCGGCCGCTTTCGTGGTCGCTCCAAGGATGGAGAGTTCTGGGTTCTCGATCGCGCTTCCATGGTCATTCAAATGGGTGTCGTAACTGACGCCATGGTGGATGGCAACAAGGCGCTGCACGAAGTTCACCCGTTCGCGACTCCGTTTGTCGCGATTCGGTATAGCTCGGTTGTTGGATGGCATTACTACAGCCACCCGCTGCCCGAAAAGGCGATCACCAAGGGCTAATGTTGCAAGGCACGGAGCGGCTACATAGCCGCTCCGTGCTCACTTTTTCAAGGGGTCAACATGTTCGGACCATTTACACGAGCCCTATTTGAGATTCTCAATCGCAATCCGATTATTTACGGATTTGTAAAGATTCTTCCGATTGAGTTCTCGAACGACGTTCCTCCTGCTGCGGCAGCAAGTACGGACGGGCGCAGGATTAAGATCAATCCGGATGTATGGAACACGCTCGATATTGCTTCGCAAGCCTTTGTGCTGGCACATGAAGCCATGCACTTGGCATGGGATTTCTTTGGTCGCGTTCAAGGACGCGACGTTCACAAGTTCAACATTGCGCAAGATCTTGTGATTAATGAGTTTCTGCGTGACAATGGATTTAACTGTAGAGCCCTTAGCCGCTCGATTACCGCTAGGACTTTTCCCAAGATGAGGTTTGATCCCCAATCTTGGACGAGTGAACGAGTCTATCAGTGGCTTGTCGATAACCCTGACAAGTGCCCTTTGCCCGGGCAAAATATACTTGACGGTTGTGGACAACCGTCAGCAGAAAAGCCGCTGACTTCCGAAGAAATTCAAGAACTTCGGCTAGCAATTCAGTCGGTGCTTGTTGGAGCACCTGCTGGCAGTTTGCCGGGCGAGATCCGAACACTTGTCGAATCCGCTTGGGTGCCGCCGCATGACTGGCGGTCCGACCTGTCGCGGTACTTCAACACGCTCGTTCAGGATGACTACAGCCTGAAACGGTACAGTGTGCAGGGGCTTGCCGTTCGCGGTGTCATCGGCCCAACGCTGCACAGTCCGGGACTCGACACACTCGGCGTCATCATCGATACTAGCGGGTCCATGTCAAGTATCTATGACGAAGTGCTGAGCCATCTGCAAGATATTCTGACGCAGGTTGGTGTTCGCAAAGTAATCAGAATCGACGCCGATGCGAGAGTGACACATGAGGAAGAAGTGGAATCTTCTGCACTGCTTGAGCGCGGTGTGGAGTTTCATGGAAACGGTGGAACAGATTTTCGAGAAGCCATTGACGCTATGGAGAAATATAACCCTAGCGTTGTGGTTTATATCACTGATGGTGAGGGAGGGTTTCCGTCAAGTCCTCCAACGTATCCGCTAGTTTGGGCGGACGTGTCTGGGCATAGTAGCTACCCCTTCGGCGACGTTGTGCGCTGTAAGGAGTGAGTATGTACTTCGGTGGTGGAAGTGAGTTCACTTTATTCCGTAAAGACGATGCGCGTGTATTACGTTTTTTCGCTCATCGAACTCGTGTAAGAAAATCTTACACATTGCCAAAGGTAAATAATAAAGTGATACTTTCTGCTATCATAGTAAAGATAGGCCCCGCACAAGTTAATTCACTAAATTCCATCACTATGATTAACGCCTCGATTTATAGCCTAGTTCATAGGGGCCTATAGCTCAAGAGGTTAGAGCAGCCGCCTCATAAGCGGTTGGTTCTCGGTTCAAATCCGAGTAGGCCCACCATAGTAAGGATTAATAATGAACATTTTCATGCTTGACGAAACTCCAAATAAAGCGGCGCTTTATCATTGTGATAAGCACGTGCCGAAAATGATTCTCGAATCCGCGCAGTTACTCTCGACTGCGCATCGGTTGCTGAATGGAAGCGATCAAGTCTACAAGGCTGCGTATGTCAATCACCCATGTGCGATATGGGTGAGACAGTGTTCCGAAAACTACGAGTGGACGTATTATCTATTCATAGAACTTAATAAACAGTTTGTTAATAGGTTTGGTGGCAAAGACCACGCTTCATACGCAAAACTTTCTGATATACTGTCAGTGCCACCACTAAATTTACCAAAAGGTTCGATGACTGATCCGGCACTTGCAATGCCGGACATTTACAAGATTCCACAAAAGCCTGTGGAATCCTACAGAAATTACTATAAGCAAGCTAAGACGTTTGCTACTTGGGACAGAATTTGTAAAGGCTGGACTCCAGATTGGTGGAACGATTTTTGAGACCGTAGCTCAACGGTAGAGCAGTGGACTTTTAATCCATTGGTTGCGAGTTCGACTCTCGCCGGTCTCACCACAGGTGTGATATGATTCGTAAATACTCACAGTCTCGAATTGTGTCAAAAGGACGCATATTTGATAACTTGTTTTTACATCAAATTAGGCGTGCTGGAATTCTTTTAGCGAGTGTCAGTTACTTAAGCCCTGACAAAAATAAGCGTGATTATGTAGTAAAATGCAACGTAAATAGGAAAACTTTCACTGGCGTAGAGAACGAATTTTAATATAAACTGAGTGATGTATGCACCACAGAGTCGTAGAGCCAGAATGGACATATTCACTGTCTGAAATATGCGTCCTTTTGACACAATCCGAGACTGTGAGTATTTACGAATCATATCACACCTTTAGATGGTTTTGGTCAGCATCATTACGCTATTTTAAACATTTTGAACGTTCTACAATTTCCTTACAAATCTGGTGCCCAAAGCTAAGAGTATATACTCCATTCAAAGCCTTTGAAACTTGCATTGTATCTGAACCTACTACAAAACTTAAAGACTACATAGGCACTCTCGGCATTAAAGTTTTATGATGTACTATAGAGCTGTGGAGCCTGACGGAACCTTAGCAGTTAGTGATTGTAAATCACTTTGGCAGTCAGTTTTGGCTCAGCATACTAGACTCAGAATAGTACGACTTTTTTATCGCAGCGACTATGCTGCTACTATGTATGATGAAAGTTTTGTAGGTCGGTTTTCTACGACGTGTTTAAAAGATTGTAAAGAATATGTAAGCATCACTGGAGTTTCCTTTGTGCCGCTATAGCTCAATGGGATAGAGCAATGGATTTCTAATCCATTCGTTGTAGGTTTGAATCCTACTAGCGGCGCCAGTACATGCACCGTAAGCGTACTACGGTATCCGCTGCAATGCGGATAACTCCTTGAACCTGAGCCGGCAGGGTGTACGCACCGGCACTTATTGAATGGAAATCACAAAATGAATATCAACATAATGGCTTCTGCGTTTCGTTTAAACGTAACGCAAATAGATGGGGTAGACATGGCATCTATAGGTACCGAGCGTTACTATTCGTTTATTAGTAACGTGTGCCAAATTTACAACCGCTCATGGATTCTTATAAATAGCGGCCGCTTACACGATATGTCTAGTGTACAATATTTTGAAGGTAGCGGCCACAAAGAATAAAATTGCGGGGCTGTGGCGAAATAGGTAAACGCAGCGGACTTAAAATCCGCCGACTTCGGTCTTAAGGGTTCGATTCCCTTCAGCCCCACCATATCAAAGACATTAGTAGGACCAATTATTTATGCCTAATCAAAAGTCAAAAATTAGCGGCGTACAATATACGCTGATTAGAGAAAGGGATGCAAAGTACAGTATATTTTTGAACAGTCGCGTTTCCAGCTTTAGTGTGTGCGACTTTGTTATAAAAAATAGAAAATTAGTCTGTTATTTCAGAACTACAAAAGTTAACAGTTCCCCTGTAAGTACAGGGTGTGAAATAGCTTTAGTAGGGTAGAACCAACATGAAGATGCACTTAGGTGTATCGTATGTTAGGTCTACAAGAATGGACTACTTGATAGTAGATAAAACACAAGTAGTTTCAGTAGACGTAAGCAGAATAAGTACGCTATATTACAATCGTACTCGTTCGAGTACATCGAATTCAAGTGCGTTTTTAGGACACTTTGTAACTTGGCTTAGAAACGCATTCACTATTTCAAAAATTGAATGTCAGATTTAGATTGGTCTAATTGTTTGAAACAGTTGGGTGCGTGTCGGTCCTATGCCGATGACGCGGATGAGACAGTCTCGGCCAGAGTGGCGTGGGAACGCTGCGTAGACCCGCACAGGCTCGCGTGGCTGCTGGCCCGCCTCGGATACGGGCGGACTGTCGAAAGAGTTGTACAGCCCGTCATAGCGTGGCTCAACCCCGGTTCAGTCGAGGACTGCCAGACTCCCGAGGAAGCCGCCGAGCTGCTCGGTATCGCTGTGGGAAGGTCATACGGCAAACCCGGATATTGGGAAATAACTGACAAACTAAAATCGTTGTTCACTTACGAACAAGTTGAAGAAGCCATGAGGAGAGTTATAAATGGAAGATGAAACCGAAGCCAAGGTTGAATTGTTTGGAAAATCATTTGAAGCACTGTCTGCTAATTGTACAGACGGATTGCATTTTATTTTAATGCTTGACTGTAAAGAAGAAAAACAGATTACTCAACAATTAGAAGGTTTAGCCTATTTAATGTACGTTTATACTACGCTTGTTAGCTATAAACTTGGAGGTCGCAGTTTGTCTGTTACAGAAATACTAAATATAGTTTCAAAATTAGAGGAAGCTCACGTTATTTACAACAAACTTTCAGGTATCGAGGATGAACAATCCAACGCTGCCAATGTACATTGAAGGCCGTATATGGATGACAGCCTCGTTATTTCAGTATTTAGAGAGTCGATTCCATATAAGTCAAATCTTGTCGGTCGAGCAGACCCACAAAGATGCAGTATCGATTCCGTACACTACAAATGCAGTATCGTTCCTCTACAACGCTTTAGGCACTTCGCCTCAACTATTAGAAGTCTTACCCACCCCATTAAGTTTGTCCGTGACACAAGGTACGTGGACGTACTCGGGGACTCATCCGCCTATGCGTCATCAAAAAGTTACGTCGGAGTTTATCACCCTGCATGACGACATATTTGTATTTAACGATCCGGGTACAGGTAAGACACGATCCGTAATTTGGGCAATAGACTATCTACAAAAGTTTTGTAATGTTAAAAAAGTTTTAGTTGCTTGTCCAATATCAGTGCAGCCTGAATGGATGCGAGAGTTTTTTGAAGCGGCTCCGCACATTAGAGTCGCCAATTTATTTGGCGACAAGAAAAACAAACTCAAAGCATTAGAACTTAATGCTGACGTAGACATCATCAATCACCATGGACTTGCAGTATTAAAAGACAAACTGATTGCTAAGCGTTATGACATGCTAGTAATCGACGAAGCAACAAGAAATTTCAAGTCTACTAGAACTAACGTTTACAAAGCAGCCGTTGCGATACGTAAGTCCAAACCTATGCGTACAGTCATTATGACTGGTACGCCTATGGCAAACAGCTTAATGGATGCGTATCCTTTGTTACATATGCTGTATCCTACGTTATCCGTTGCGCGTAACAAGGATGCGTTTCAAAACACTTTCATGTACAAACAAGGCCCATTTAAATGGGTACCAAAGCAAGGTGCATTAGAACGAGTTAAAGAGTTTTTGCGTCCAGTGGTGCGCTTTGCAGCCGAAGATTGTATAGACTTACCTGAACTTGTGTATGTTAATCGTCATGCTGAACTAACTAAAGAACAACGAGTGTATTTCAATGAAATGAAAGACTCGTTTGAAATGCACCATCCAGACGGACAGGTGCGAGCTATAACGTCCGCAACTAAAGCAACGAAATTGTTACAAATCTTGGCGGGCGCGGTAAAGAAGTCTGACCAGTCCGGCGAGGCCATCACTATACTTCCTGAACCTCGATTAAACGTAGTGCTTGACATTCTGGAAGGAACGCAAGGGCAGGTGTTGATCTTCTCACCGTTCCTTGCTACGATACCCTTACTGCTACAAGCCTTGCATGGCGCAGGCTACGAGGCGAAAGCAGTGTACGGAGCAACAAGTGCCGGAGAGAGGGCTACGACGTTCCAAGAGTTTCGGCAAGGACGCTACAAGGCGCTGGTCTGCCATCCTGATGTTGCAAGTCATGGGTTGACATTAGTTAACGCAAAGGCTACTGTGTGGTACAGTCCGGTCTACAATCAAGAGACATACGCACAAGCAAACAAGCGTATGCACCGCAAGGGACAAGTAGACCGAACTGTTGTGTATAACATTGGCGCTCATCCGTTGGAGTGGAAAGTCTATGACCTACTGAAAAAGAAAGAAGCCGTTCAACAAGAGTTGTTTAATCTTTTCCAAAATCACATTGAGGACTAACTAACATGCTTAACTTCCAAGTGTTTGACAATATAGCCGTTCCCAAGACTGTGCGTGACACTAGCCATCTGCGTGGTGGCGGCGGTCGCAAGGCGATCTATCCGTTTGACCAGCTTGATGCTCCGGGTAAGGCAGCGTTCATTCCGCTGGAGCAGACTAAGGGACTCAAGGCTGTCACGTCGGCTGCAAATGCGTTTGCGAAGCGGACTGGTAGATATGTCTACGTTCGTCTCATTAACGAACAGACTGCGGCTAAGGACGAAACGACGGCACAAATCTTGCAGGCGTTTGACGGCGTGCCGCAGATTGGACTGTTCTACCGCGATCCGACTACGGTCAAGCCGCGTAAGCCGAGAACGTCGAAGGCGGCGTAATTCATTCACTGTTAAGCTCCGTGCTCGTATACTGAACGAGCGCGAATGGCGGCACCGCAGCGCTGAGCGAACTGCGGTTTTTCTATTGGGAGTTTTATGGAACGCCCATATCGTCTTGGTGGAAAGACTTATAAGGTCCGAGCGCCTCATATCGAAGGCGCTATTTATATCACCATAAACAATGATGAAAAAGGAAATCCTGTTGAGTTATTTGCTAACACTCGAAACGCGGAGAGTGTCGCATGGCTCACAGCGGTTACGCGCTTGGCCACTATGGTGCTCTCTAATGGCGGCGACGCAAAAGCCGTTGCGAGAGAACTCAAATCAGTATTCGATCCGCGAGGAGGTTACTACGGAAACGGTGGGCATTTAACACTGTCTGTAGTAGCTGAGGTTGGTAGTCTACTTGAACGTCACATAGGAGATAGTAATGAATGACTTAGCTAATCCCACGAATGCGCAGATTTTAAATCGCATTGACCTGTTAGAACAGCGCATCTTAGCCGCTCTTGGCAATGGTGAGAGTTCTAATAGACCTTTGCCGGAGTACATGACCGCGCCGTTGACTGAGGACGGAATGTATACACCGTCTTATTTACTAGAACTGAATGAAACGGTGAGAAAAAATCATCCGTCAGGGTGGCTCAGTGCGTCTACTCGATTCCGTAACGCACCTGTTCAGTTAATTCGGTCCGTGTTCTGGTCTCAAGTCGTTAGACATCGACTCGAAAATGACTCTTTGATTGTTGGGAGATTCGAGGCAGAAAAGAACAGAGTCTTTTCTTTAGCGATTAGTTACTACGGTTCTGGAGTGTATATCATTCCATTAAACTATCCACCAGCTAACGAACCTTTTGGAATGTTCGATATTATCGTTCCGGGTTCTTATGTTGCAAATGTGCAAGATCCTATTGTTACAGACTCGCAATTGAAGTCTGCTATTGAACGATTCTATCAAGGAGCGGGCTACCTTTAATTGAAACGCAAGGTCGCTGCGCAGACTTTCGAGCGCCCGCCCGGTGCGACCAGCGGGCATTGGAGCCTCTCATGCCGCGTCCACGTCAGCGCAAACTTCCTAGTGCAATAACCGCCTACATACGTGTACTGTCTCATAGAATTAGAATGGGCGAGATTGTACTTCCGATTTCTATATATTTGTCGCCTTCTGGAAATCGAATCTCTACAGTCAACAAATTGAATTGGAACAAGATTGTCACGGTGGAGGATGTCGATCTTGCAGACTTTGAAATTCTCTACAGTGACGTAGAGACAGCCATAAACTCACCCTATAGGGATATACTAGACAATGTGGCTAGTAGTTGACTTTGAAACCTACTATGATGATACGTACTCTCTTAAAAACTTAACTACGCAGGAATACGTTTACAGCGATTCTTTCAAAATTCATGGAGTAGGAATTGCACTACTTGATTGTTTGAACGATGCTCCAATCGAGCCTGCATATATTCCATGGACTTGTTCTGACGATTTCTTTAAAGTAATCGGTGAACTTACAGCAAACTATCCGCTTGTAGTAGTTTGTCATAACACGCTGTTTGACGGAACAATTCTAGCAAAACTAGGAATACGTCCGGAGTTATTTGTTGATACTGCGGCCATGTCACGAGCCGTATTGGGCAATCTTTTAAAGTCGCATTCACTTAATTCAGTTGCTGAATACTTGTTTGGTGAGTCCAAGACTGATGGACTTGTGCATACTAAAGGCATGCGTGAGTTACCATCGGACTTGCATACTAAACTTGCGGAGTATTGTTGTAAAGACGTAGAACTTACGGCAAGAATTACAAGAGAACTATACAAGTTCATGCCACAGACTGAGTTTATTGTGTCTGATCTAGTTACTAGAATGGCTACAGAACCGGCTCTTGTAATTGACAAAGAGCTTATCGAAAGCTACTACCAAAGAGTTATAGAACGAAAGAAAACAGCTCTAGTTAGAGCTGGCATAAACGATCCAAAACAGCTACGTAGTAGAGAGGCTTTTGCAAACGCTTTGCGTTTACTAGGCGTAGAGCCCCCAACTAAGATTTCGCCTACGACTGGCGAAGTAACTTATGCTTTTGCTAAAAACGACGAAGGCTTAAAAGAGCTAATGAGCCATCCAAATTCGGATGTACAAGCCTTAGTCGCTGCAAAACTCGAAGCATCAAGTACTATCGAAGAAACTCGCGCTGCCAAGTTTCTTCGTCTAGCCGAACTCGGCCCTTTGAGTATTCCCTATCGGTTCTCCGGCGCTGTACAGACTCACCGTCTGTCGGGCAGTGACGGGCTGAACATGCAGAATCTGCCGCGTGGCGGCGGCCTACGCGCCGCTTTGCGGGCGCCGAAGGGGTACACACTGGTCGTCTCGGACCTGTCTCAGATCGAGCTACGAGTGACGCTGGCCATGGCGGGACAGACTGACGCGCTTGAAGTTCTTCGTTCCGGTCAGGATTTGTATATATGGTTTGCAGAAAAAATGTATGGGAGGAAAATTGATCCAGAAGTCGATGCTGGAAAACGTCAAATTGCTAAATCAGCGGTCCTCGGCTGTGGTTTCGGTATGGGTGCCGCAAGATTCGCGGACTATTGCAAAACGTCGGGAGTCCACATTACTTCCGAAGATGCGGATGCGATCGTCCAGAATTTCCGCGCAACGTTTAGCCGAGTACCGGTGTTGTGGAAGAATTTGGAACAAATCTTTTCCGAATTTAAGGCCGGGAAATTTAAATCAATCCCTGTCGAATTTGGCCACGCCGGTTACGGAAACCATTATGGTTTTCGACTTCCGTGTGGTTTGCGAGTCAAATATCCAAACCTTAGACGGGGAAATAACGGATTGGAATTTGAGTCGTCCGGTGCTAAAGAACATTTGTTCGGCGGTAAGATCGCAGAGAACTTAGCACAATCGTTAGCACGCAACATACTGTTCGATAAAGTTCTAGACATTGCGAAAGAAGTACCTGCAAAGCTAGTGATGACAACGCATGACGAGCTAGTGTATGTTGTAGAAAATTCTGTACTCGATCGAGCAGTTCTTGAGATCGACAGGATTATGAATAGTCCTGTTGAGTGGTGGCCAGACGTTCCTCTGGCGTCGAAAACTAAGTATGCAATTTACTATGGAGACGTAAAATGAAACGTAAACTGAAAACTAAAGAAGTTGTAAATGACGTGGAAGTTATTTGCCCGCCTGCAATCGTTCCTGAAACGGTAACTAATCACACCTCTACGGAAACTACGTTGTTGCTTTATAAAGGTAGGATTCTTAATACAATTGTTAAACAGCAGTATTCAACTCATAGTGTTTATAGTTGCGAAGGAAGGGACTACATTACATTAGACGATGCAATTAAGCACGAGACGGATCGTTTAATGTCTCGAATTTTTGACGGTTCTTGTTTATAAAGTATACTGCCTTGAAAATTCCTACTCTTTCTCACTCGCTTCTCGCGGCATATGAAACGTGCCCTCGTCAGTGCTACGAGATTCGTATTGCTAAAAATTTTGTGGAACCCGAATCACAACACATTATTTGGGGTAACTATGTTCATAAATGTCTTGAGGAGCGGGTGGGAAAGAGCGTTCCTTTGCCAGAAAACACCGCGCACTTAGAGCCGCTAGCTACGTATTTATGTAGTTTATCCGGAGCTAGATACTGTGAACTTAAGCTAGCAATTGATGATAAAGGCTCGTCAGTAGAGTTCTTCGATAAACGCGCTTGGTTTCGTGGTGTTGCAGATTTGCTAATTGTAGATGGCAGTCGTGGCTCGGTATACGACTACAAAACTGGCAAACCTGTCAAAGACGACAATCAGTTAGCCGCAATGGCGTTGCTTACGTTTGCTAAATATCCACAGATAGAAGAACTTGTTGCAGCATTTTTGTACCTTAAGTATGACGACGCTGTTGATACTTACTTCACTCGTGACCAGATACCTCAGCTTTTAGAAAGTATACGGAGTCGTGGAAGTAATATACTGCATAGCGTAGAAACTGGTACTTGGTATCCTAAACCGAGTGGGCTTTGTAAAAATCACTGTGCTGTAGTCACCTGTGAATATAATGGGAGACGCAAAAATGGGTGAGAAGCTAGTCAAAGCCCAGATAAAAAGAATGCTTGACGCATACAAACCCCATATTTGGTATTTTATGCCGTATATGACCGGAATGGGCCGCGCTGGCATTCCTGATTTTATAATTAATTGTGCGGGCAAGTTTATTGCTGTCGAAGCTAAAGCAAGTCCGGAAAAGTCTCCGACCAGCATTCAGCAGCGCGAGCTTTCAGCTATCCTTCAGGCTGGCGGCGTATCACTGGTGATCCATTCAGAGAACCTTAAGGATTTGTCGGATACTCTAAACGATATACTAGGATTGGAGCGAACTGATGTCTGACGAAGTGACAACCGACGAGTTGATTTCCGCGTATCTCGATTTACGTTCATACCGTTCGGATTTAAAAAAGAAATACGAAGCAGACGACGCAGTGTATAAGTCTCAAATGGAGACGATTGAGTTAGAGCTTCATAAGCGATTGCTGGAAGGCGGAGTAAAGAGTTTTGGCGGTTCTCGTGGTACAAGCTATCTTGAACTTAAAACTCGCGCTCGTGCTGATGACTGGAGTCTGGCTCACGACTTCATGGCTAAAAATGGCAGACTTGACATGCTGCAACGTAGACTAAGTGATTCAGTGATTAAGCAATTTATCGAAGAAACCGGAATGACACCGCCGGGTATTTCGGTGTTCCAAGAGTATGAGGTTGTAGTGAGGGCAAAATGATTACTGACCATCGCGCTAAAGTTAGTAGAATTGAGAACGGATTTTTAGTCGAGCTTGAAGGCAATCAAGTAAGAGGAGATAAGGTATCTTACTATAGAAAAGAAATTTTCTGTAAGAATCTAGAAAAAGTTAGCGAAGTTCTCGAATCATTCATGCCAAGCGTGGAGGTGGAAAATGAGTGATATGACTTTGTTTGAGTCTAACAACGCACTCGCTATTCCGGACTATCTTAAATTTGATGTCAAGCCGATCGCTCGCTCTATTGTTCCGGCGCAGGGTGCAGACTACATCAGCCTGAAAGGAAATCGTTTTCGTTGCGTTGTTGGTGGGCAAGAATTAGATCCATTCGATACTACCTACCTTGACGTTATTATCCTCGGCAGTTTGGGCAATGTCAGTCGTGTGTACTATGCAACTAAGTACGATCCAAATTCGGAAGCGGTTCCGCCGACTTGTTACAGCGCGGATGGAAAAACTCCCGCTGCAAATGTAGTAAACAAGCAAGCCGAGCGATGCGATATTTGTCCACAGAACATCAAAGGTTCGTCCATTACCGGTGACGGTACTGGTAAGGCTTGCGGATACTTTCATCGACTTGCAGTCATGCTTGCCGACGATCCAGAAGGTCGAGTGTGGCGGCTTGATGTGAAGTCGAAAGGACTGTTTGGGCAGTCGTATGCACAAGCAAGAAAGTTCAACCTTAACGACTATGCACGAGCGGTGTCTCGTACTCAGTTTGAGTTTCAACAGTTAGTTACTCGGCTGTCGTTTGATCCAAACGAGTCTGTTCCTAAGCTGTTGTTTGAGGCTCGTAGTGTCATTGACCAACGGCAAGCAGAAGTAGTTAAGCGCTTGCTTGCTAACTATGCGATTGTGGAGGACGCATATCGAGTGGAGTACGGCACCGCAAAGGCAGAAGCGCCAGCAGCGCCGGCAGTGCCCGCCATGACGGGCTCGGTTGCTTCGCAGCCAGCACTCCAAGCTCCCGCCATTGCGCCAGTAATGGAATCTAGAGCGCCTGTCCAGCAGGGTTTGCCGCTCAGTTCGCCGCCTGCTGTGGCAAGTGGTAGCATTCCGTCCTCGGCGCCGGTTGCCGGTACGACTTCTAACATTCAGAAGATTCTAGAAAAGCTGAATGCCGGAAGATAACTAAGTACAGTTCGGCGTACATTCCCGCGTCGTCACCCCCCGACGTGCCGAACAAGGGGGTTTTTCTTTGCGACAGGGACGCAAAGCATGGACTTTCTAAAAGCAATAATGCCCTCAACGGGCTTCGTATGCGTTGCAGTGGGCAAACTTCAAAAGACCGCCCGAAAAGAAAAACTAGATTCACTAAATCACATTCCGTTTCAAGATGTCGATACTCTAATTGCAGGTTTAAAAGACCTGCAAGCTGTAAGCACGGGAAAAGAAGTATACTTTTCTCCTGCAACCTACGCCAAAATAAAAGACCCTAATAACGGGTTTCGTAAAGGCGACAACGTATTGGCTTTAAAGTCTCTCTATGTCGATATAGACATTAGAGAGGAACCGGCTTTTTGTCACAGCTATGAGGATGCTGTTAAAGACATAAGCAGGTTTTGTGAAGAAACCTCATTTCCGTACCCGTGGCTTGTGGATTCAGGCAACGGCATTCATGCCTACTGGCCGCTTGAAAAAGAACTAAGTCCAGTAGAATGGGATGCGTATTCCGCCGGCTTTCTTGAATTAGTAAAATCCGTTTGCCCACGTCTGGTAGCGGATTCTAGTCGTACAAAAGACAAAGCCGCGTTATTGAGGTTGCCCGGATTTATCAATCATAAAAACGGGCGTAATCAAAAAGTTTCTGTACTGTCCGAAGGTGGAGGTGAACTATCACTGTCCTTAGTTCCTACTAAGGAAATAGACCCTCTCGGTACGGTTGCAGACTACTCGCATATCGACCCTAAAGACAAAGTCGCCATCGAGCACGTCGTGTCGGCGTGTAATTGGATGCGCGAATACGTTGAACATAAAGAAACTGCCAGCGAACCGGAATGGTACGCTGCGCTTGCTGTTGGGCGCTTTACGTATATAAAAGACCCAAAAGAAACCTACGAAAGTGCGATGGCTCTATCAACTGGCCATCCGGGGTTTAATCCAACAGAGACTATAAAAAAGCTAGACCAACTTGCTAAGGCTAGCATCGGCCCATCGACGTGCGTGCGACTGAGTGAGCTAGCTCCGGATCGGTGCCGTCGGTGTCCGTTACGCGGCATGGTGAACAGCCCTGTCTCAGCAGGGCGCAAGATCGCTAACACCGATCCGCTTGACTTGGCAGTGATTACGGAGCCTTCTTTAGAAGAAGAAACAATCGTAGTTTCTGGGTATGAGATTGCTCCGCCACCGGCACCGTTCTTTTTTAAGAATGACCAGATATTTATGAACAAAACAGACTCTATAGTCCGTGTTTTTGACTTCCTTGTGGTGCCTATCAACAGGTCGAAAGACGAATACACAGGCCAGGAAATTGCAGAGATTGCGGCACGGTTTCCGCACGACGGAGACAAGATCATTCGCGTGCCGATGAGCCTACTTGCTGATGATAAAAAGCTCGGCATTTTCCTTGCTGACTATGGAATACTTCCAGACAGAACATACGCGCCGCATTTTTACAGGTATCTCGTAAGCTATATCAGAAGCATACAGTTGTCAAAAGCGGCTGCGCGTCAGTATTCACAATTAGGTTGGCGGTTTCCAGACATTAACATTCCAGAATATGCAGAGTTTGTTTTGGGTGACATGGTGTACACAAAGCGCGGCTGGCTGGCCAATACTAGCATCAGCCCTACGCTCGCACCATCAAAAGCAGCTGCTACTGCATCTGGATCGTTGGAAGAATGGAAGCGTGCGTTTTCTATACTAAGCGATATTAAAGGTGCAGAACCGCTGATAGTAACTGCTCTTATGGGATTTGCTGCGCCTCTTGTCGAGTTTACTCCCTATAACGGCATACTTGTCAATTTATACGGAGGCTCTGGTAGAGGCAAGTCCACAGCGCAACGGTTTGCGACAAGTATTTGGGGAGTTCCAAATGAACGCATGATTTTAACGCACGACAACAGAATTCCAATGCTTAATCGCATTGGAGCCATGCGCAATCTACCAGTGACGTTTGATGAACTCACTGAAATGGACCCAGAGGCTCTTGGCACTTTGTTGTACGAAATTACGGGTGGACGTGGAAAAGAGCGCGCAACAGTTACTGGCGTTACTAGAGCTAACGAGGCCACATGGAAAACAATAATTCTTGGAAGCTCTAATATATCCATCTACAGCAAAATTGCAAAGCTGCGTGCTGGCAATAATGGACAAGCATACAGAGTTTTAGAGTTCGAGGTGTCTCCAGCAGTTGCAGAATACGCAATTGCTATTGATACAGCTAAGTCTATTATCGACTCTAACTACGGTATGGCAGGCAGAGTGTATGCCGAATACTTAGCTAACAACGTAGTTTCTGTACGAAGGAAAGTTGAAGAAACTATTCGCGCGTTTACCAAAAGCTATCAAGAAGCTCCAGCAGAACGATTTTGGTTAGTAGCAGTAGCTACTATGTATGTTGGAGCTAGCATTGCCCACGAGTTAAAACTTCATACATACGACGTTGCTGGCATGGTGAATTGGATGGTAAACGCCATGAAGCAAGTTCGAGTCGAAATACAAGACACTCTGGGCGATGCGGGTAATATGCTCAACCAGTTCTTCCTTGAGAATCTTAATAACACTCTGCGTGACGATGGCAGTTCTTCAATTATGATAGTGCCGAATAACGCACGTAACATCTGTGTTAGATATTACGGTACACAGAAGAAGATTGAGTACGTAGCTGTTACAAAGAAAGCACTCATAGATTACTGCAAGTTCTTTAAGATTGAACTTGGGTGGCTGCTTTCTTCACTGAAAAACAGCAAAGCACTTCGTGGTGCGCGTAGGTTGGATATTTTAAACAAAACTGGACTGCCGCCAGTTGAAGTAGATTGCTACATTTTTGATGCCGAAGTTTTAATAGGGTCGCAAGAACCTTCGTTCATTCCAAAAGAAGTTAGTCAAGTCAGAAGCAGCACTTCAATAAATTAGGAGTCGTTATGGAAAAGTTTACTGCGTACAGAGTAACGGTTTCTCCTGAATTTAAAGGAGTCTTTAATAGTGACACACTGTTAATACATGCAACATCTTTTATATTTGAATACGAGTCATCGCCCGTTCCAATGGTAAGTTTTCAAGTAGCTGTAAGAGACGAAGAAAACGATGACTACGATTATGAAACAGTAGTGGCCATGCCAATGAAGGCTGTGGCTATGGTAGAAAGAGTATATATAGAAATAGAAGCAGAAGTTTATTACGCAGTTTCTGTTGAATGCCAACTTGTTCGCAACTTACCCCGTTTTGGAGGATAAAATGATTCCGCATGGATTTCGTCCTATGCTTGCTGTAGATCATAACAAAGTTAGCATGCAACCTAAGACTTTGTATATGAGTGAGAAGCTAGACGGCGTGCGTGTTTTGTTTTTCGATGGCATAGCGTACAGTAGGGCGCTTAAGCCACTGCCAAATCGTAAACTTCAAGAACTAGCAAAGATACATAAAAAAGCTCTAGAAGGCTGCGATGGCGAACTTATCTCTGGTAGTATGTACGGGCCGGACGTTTTGCAACGTAGTGTGTCCGCTGCTATGTCTTTTCATTCGCAAGACCCATTTAAAATCTACCTATTCGATAAGTTCGAGCCAAATACTTACTGGGTGAATAGATTTAAAAAGTTGTTGACAACTGAACTACCTGACTTTGTATCAGTTCTCGGCCACTACAAAGTTGATAGTGACAATGCTTTAGCACAGTTTGAATCTGAGGTGCTGAACAGAGGTGGCGAGGGTGTTATGCTACGTGATGCTGATGGAATGTATAAATTTGGAAGAAGCGGAACTCGCTATCCTGAACTACAGAAAGTAAAGAGATTCAAAGATTGCGAAGTTAAAATACTTGACTTCGCGCCGTTACAGCATAACGAAAACGAGCCGACTATTGACGATCTCGGTTACACTACCAGAAGCACGTCCAAGGAAGGAATGGTAGAACTCGACAAACTTGGTAGCTTGCATGTCGAGCTACCGAATGGAGTGCGGTTCTGGGTCGGTGGCGGATTTACCGAAGCTCAGCGCGTTATGTATTGGAGAATGCGAGAAGATATTGTAGGCAAGCAAGCCACAATCAAATACTTCCGCGAGTCGGCAGACGGTGTTCCGTTGCTGCCGACTTTTGTCGCGTTCAGAGACGATTTAGTTTAGCATCGTCTGCGCTTGGCGCATTAAGCGTTCGCGCTCACTACGGTATCTAGTGGTGAGCGCTACCATTCTCGCACGCTTAGCTTCCTCAGACATCAGGCGATTCTCACGAATAGCTTTAGCGTCTGCATTAAATTTCCGATTGAGACTGTCAATCTTGTTGTCAAGTTCTGCAAGTCGTCTGGTGCGCTCCGGTAGGCGGTTGAGAGTACCTTCTAATTCAGCTTGCTTAGCTTGAAAACTAAAAGTGTTCAACTGCCTACGAAGCGCATTGAACTCGACATTATCAGCGAACTGCAAATCACGAGCCGTAACTGCGTTAGTCACAGCTTTACTTAACGAAGCAAAATCAGCAGTCAGCCCGCCGACACGAGGTTCGACAAAGTTCTCAATATCACCAATAAACTGTTCGTTACGCGCTTCTTCTTTCATCACCATTGTGATACTGCGCCCAACACCACCAAACCAAGAGTCCATACCAAACATAAACACTTCGGGCGCAACGTCTATACCAAGGTTGTCGTAAAGCCACTTGCTCATATCAGTGAACATCTGCGGAGTGCCAAGTTTAGGTGAACTATACCACGGCACTCCTTCTTCTTTGTACTGATTATAAATAGTACCGACACCGAACCGCTTCCGATTTGCTGCCAAACTAAGCGCAGTGTCGCCTACCGGATTAAATCCAACCACGCCCATTAATTGAGCTTTCAAGAAGTCGTTAATGTCTGCCTGCTCAGGAATAGTATACGGTTGGAGTGGCGTAGTGTTCTTTTGCACATGGTCAATGAACGAGTAAATTGCATCCGATGGCGTGGTATAGCCATTGACCACCATATACCCAAGTACGCCGAGAGACGGTAAAAGCTGCGGCATACCGTACCCAAGGGGTATCTTATAGAACGAATCGTCGCTTGCCTCAATCGGCAATACGAGGTTCATCAGCATTGTCTCGGGTCTGATCTTGCTCAGAACCGGCTCATCGTCCTCGTCGTCACCGAGCGAGGCGTCGAGCATCATCATCCACAGAAAGCCCATGGCAGTGCCCCAACCGAGCAGCGCTATCGCTTTGGCTTTGTCGATTCCACCCTCAGGCTTGCGAATCGCCATGTAGAGCCGGTCCGCACCGGTCATTGCTGCACGGAAGAACGGAATCAACGAGGCAAAGTTCGACGCCTCACTTCCAGACTGCGTGAAGTTCTGCAAATTACGCACGTAAGTAGCAGCATCTTGGTCGCCCATCGTTTTACGAAGAACGTTGAATGCTGCTATACGGCCACCGTACTCGGCCATTGTGCCCATCGAGTCAAGAATTTTAACTGCGGTGTCTTTGAACTTGTAGCCTATGCGTAAAAAGTCATTTGATCGCAGTTTAGCCAGTCGTGGGTCAGCAGTTAGCTCACGCTCTAACGACGACATGATTCCGTAGAAGTCCGCGAACTGCGAAGCGCCACCGGCATCCTCGAAGTCTACAATCATTTGAGCGGTCTTATCGCCTTTAGCTGCAAACTCACGCATTTTCTGCGGACTTGCAAACGCTCCCTTTAACGCAAGATCAAGAAAACGGAAATAGCCGCCGTTACTAATGTATTCTTCAATGAACTCAACTGACTTGCCAAGGCCATGATCTATACCGATCATAGTCGGAACGTAATTAAAATCACGAAGCGCCTGTGTTACCATCATAAACACAGGATACGCCCACGTCTGAGCACGAGAATAGAACCGAGTAAGCGGAGCTAAGTATTTGAACAGGTACTCATTCGGTGGCTTGTGATTAGTGTTGACAAACGCCTGCGCTAACGAATCGTTATCACCAAAATCGAATATAGTAGCTGTCCCGTCAGGCTTACGCCACAGGATTTTATAGCGTCGGTCTATCTTGAGTATGTTTGCGCCTTGAGGGAAATCCGCGCTAGTCTCAAGATCGGTTTTTTGTAGCTTAAGTGCTTCGGCGTTTTTGACCATCTGCGGACCGATGACATTCATCAGTTTTGCAAACTCCATCTGATGAATAGACTGCGCAAAGACTCGCTCAAGCATCAGCAGCGGATTTTCAGGCGGACTATGTCGTCCTTCCATGGCAACAACATTGCCAGTGGTCGGTAAAAGCTCATCTGACTCCGGATCTTCAATGACCGAAGATTGAGTTTGATTTATTTTACCACGTAACGGAACCCACCAGTCAAAGTTATAACTTTCAAACCGACGACGTTGCTCCGGAGTAATGTTGGATGCGAATATATTGTCGCGTATTTGGTTCGCTACTGCTTTTAAAACAGGCTGCAAAGTTTGCAGATCTTGCCGAGTAAGCCCTGTTTTATCTAACAGTCTGTTAAGAACTTCGTTAAGTGTGTCGGTGTCCGCACCGGAACGTTCTTCTTTTCTCCAATTTTCATTAAGAGCAAACCGATCAACTACAGCTTCAAGACTGGTTCTGAACTCGTCGCGGCTCATGCTGCCATCTTTTTCATAGGCTTCGACAAGAGCTTCTCGAATTTCTTGACCTTCGTCAGTAAGCCTAGTGCGACGTAATGCAAGATCGTAGTTACGCTCAACGCCATGAAGCGCCCACAGCATGGCTCCAAGTTCATCCATGAACTTGGCATTCGACTTACTGTTAGTTTTTGCTAACAGCTTTTCGATAGCTTCTTCAAGCGGACGAAGAACTTTTTCAGATTGAATCGAGATTGTGCTTGCAGTCTTAGCTTTAAAGTCTCCGAATGAATTTTCAAACCGCGTCTGAATGCCAGCCTTAGCCATAATCTCGTCCACCTTGCGGGCGGGCAAGAATTCGGCGGCGACCTTCTCCCAGAACCGACGCAGCCCAGAAACTTTTTCTCGGCTAAATTCGTTAGCTGGTTCTGGATTTCCGATTTCTTTTAGGATTTCATCAACAGGAGATTCTTCTTTATCAGTTAAACTAAACTGAATACCTTCGGCAGCCGCACCTTTAGATGCAGCGTTGTAAATATCATATCGCGCAACAGCCTGTGCAATAGTAACTAAGTTGTTAGTTGTTAGATAAGGAGGCTTTCCAAGGACAGACCTCCAAATATTAGTAAACAAAGTTCTAACAGCTTCGATAAACTTACTTAAAGTATTAGACTTTTTAGATAAATTAAGTTTGACAGCTTCTTCGATCGCATAAGGCAGTATTTCGGACTCATAAAATCCGCTTGCCTTTGCGCGTTTGTTAGCAATTTGAAAAACTTTGTACTCGGGGCTATCAAATTTAGCGTTGGCCCACGATTTTACTTGAGCTTTAAGCTCATTATATTTTGCATCCGAGTTTAAATAGCGCGCAAGACTACGATGCGCAACTTCGTGCGCATAAACCGCTATGCCATCTTCGATAGAATCTAAGTTGCTTGCTACGACATAAATGTTTCCAGTTGATGAGTCAAAAACTCCTTTGACGCCAAAAGAACGTAGGTCTAGCGATTGTTGAGTTCTTTGGTATACGCCATTCTTGTATCTTTTAGAAACAATAAAAGCTACTCTATGCGAAGGCTCTCTTTTTGAATCGAGTGCGCGTTCGATTTGTTCGGGTGTAAGAGTTATGTCTTCCCGTTCAGCAACAGCTAAACGAACATTTTCATTAGGCTCTCTTTCTGGATCAAGAGCGCGTTCGATTTGTTCGGGTGTAAGAGTTATATCTTCTCGTTTGACAACGGCTTCACGAACGTATTGACTAGGTTCTCTTTCTGGATCAAGAGCGCGTTCGATTTGTTCGGGTGTAAGAGTTATATCTTCTCGTTTGACAACGGCTTCACGAACGTATTGACTAGGTTCTCTTTCTGGATCAAGAGCGCGTTCGATTTGTT